GACTGCTTATAATTTAATTGAAGATGTATTTCTAATTCTTCGTTATCAGCCGGTAAACTTTCTGGATTAGGCGTGCTATATAAGTTTGCACCTAATTTTTCCTGAATATCATTTAACAACTCTTTTGCATTCATATCCCGCAAAATAGCAGCAGTGTAACTTGTCTTCTGCGCTACAGATTGAGGATCTTGCGCAAATGTTTTTATTTTAAATAATTTATTAGACATACCATTAACAACTATATCCACAAATTTTGGAATAATTGGTATTGGCTTCCAATCTAAATTCAAATAAGATAAGTCACCGTTTATAGATAATTCATCTTTATATTTTTGTATGCTTTGTTCACCTCTAGCGTATAATCTTAAATTATGGAAAGTTTGCCAGTTGGTACTCCATCTGTCATTTCCAAGGCTAGTTCTATTACCTCTAAACCATTCACCTTCTATGGCTAAACCGACCGCATAACCATAGTCTAATGTTTGTTTTTCTTCATCTGGTACTACCTGACTAGGGAAAGAGCTATTCGTATTAGTATAAATCATCTATTATATTATTTGTGAACTATAACCTCGGTTATTATATTTTTTGAAATTTAATTCTACTTTTTCTTTTTTGTATGTAGTCGATGGCGAATATAAATGTTTATTACATGCCATTATAGCAAATCCAGAACTTATTGTTGCGTCATGCTTTGTTCTATTATTTATATTAAATCTAGACCAATCATTTAATGTTTTTTGAAAATACATATCACCATACCCACTTTCTTTATATCCAACGTAATCTTCTATATAAGTTTCAATAGCTGATGCATGCGCTTGTATAATATCTTGACCTGCTGATGGAATACCACCGATTTCTTTTTCAGTTGGTGATAAATTGTTCCAAGCTTTGTCCGGTCTATTCATTGAGAACGGTCTATAACCTCTTCTTTTTAAATAGTATAACAATCTAGCTTTGTTATTCTCTGCTAGTATTGGCATGCCGTAAAAAACTAAAGCCATTAAAACCTCTTCAAAAAATATCTCCGATGTCTGCGGTCTAGCTATATACTCTAAAAAGAAATGACTTGGCGGAACATCTTCCATTGAAAATTTAGTTAATCCATGTAATGATCCATTCGATCCTCTTACATCAACTGTTCCTGATATATCGTAACTATCACATCCAAATGCACCTAAATGCTCATTCCCTGGATATTTAAGCCCATCCTTTATTATTACACGGTTTTGGAGATGTTTAGGTGGAACCCAAGATATTAAGAACCTCCCGTCTTTATTTGGGTAGAATGCAACCTTAGAGTCTTGTATTCCGTTCTCCCATTGAAAGCTGCCTCTTGTCAATACCGATGAGTTTCGTAGATCATCATTATAATCTATTTGCTCATATATTTTTGTAAGATTAAACAAAGATTGTTTTGCTTCATCTCTAAATGCGTGCTGCTCTGTTCTTGGAAACTGACGGTAGTATTCATTTAAACCGTCTTGATCTTGTTTTAAACCATCAACTTCATTTTGCCAATGTTCTATAACCCCATACTCTATGTAGCTACCATCTATACCTTTAATTGGTTTTTCTGGTGTATCGAATACAGGTATCCCATAAGAATCAATGAATCCCTCGTACGACCATTCCATAGGTATGAACAAACTATATAATCCTGAGCTAGTCTGTCCATTGCGGTTTCTGCGGGTAACATCTGAATCATTATATAATCTTTTAAAGTTTTCTCCTCCTTTGTCTAAAGAGTTTGAGGTTGAACCCATCATACACTTACCAATAACTCTACTACCTAATCTTAACGTTGTTTTTGTAACGCGCCAGTTATTTAATATGTTATCAGGTTTTTCCCATTTACCACTTTCGTCGTGTACTAATAACTTTAATTTTTCACCATCATAGCTATTGTCTCCGGTATTCTTCCAGTCAATTGTAGTATCTAATCCTTCAAGCTCTTCTAATTTTTCATTAGAATCTAATTTTCTTCTTGTAAGTTTAGATGCTGGTATTCTATATGCTAATTCTGTTTTTGGTCTATCCATACCGTCTTGGATAGGTTTAAAAAAGAAAGGATAGTTAACTGATATAGGCACAACCTTGTCGGTAAACATTTTTTTAGCATCAGCTCCAGATTTTGATAGTATACCAAATCTTGAGTCGCTTGATATTGTTGCTTGATTTACAAGTTCAGCGGACGACATAAATGAAAATCCAGAACGTCTATTTTTTAAATAACACATTCCGTAACATCTTGGATCCGCTTTGCAAGCTTCCCAAAATATAAAAAATAATCTATTTGACTCTCTAAAATCTGCTGCTCCAACGTCTATCTTGCTCCATTGCAGGTACATATAATGTGTACCTGTTATATATGTTGGTGAACCGTTGCTGTAATATGAAAATCCTTCGTCCCTTCTTTTGAATTCCAGATCTATGTAATCGTACCAATATTCTTTAAAACTATCAGGATGTTTATTCCAATCCCCAACGTTCTTTATTTTACCTAATTCTTTTGGATATGGTGCTTGCTCCCAATATTGCTCTTCTTTTACTTCAGATCTTTTATAAGCATCTTCTATTAATGGTAATGCAATTCTAAGATTTTGTATTTCGTATATTTCTCCAATCTTGCCGGTCTTACTGATAACAACTACATCGTAATCTTTATCGTACCCGTATTTCCATTTATTCAACCTATTGTTTTTCTTAATAACAGCGGGTTTTATAAAGTCTGTTAATACTTTGTATAAAGTTTGTTCATACATTATCTAGATCTCCCTTCTGCAAATCCTTTAAATGGTTTTGCTACAGTTTCTTTAGAAGCTTCCTCAATCATTTTTGTTTCGTCTTCTATTCTAGCAAGAATTTCAAACGCATCAAATATTGCTAATTTTTTTGTTGCCGCAGCGTTCTTTAATTTATCCGCTGCTAAATCGTCATCACCATTATCTAATATAGCTTCCTCCGCAACTTTAATTAGCTCCAATACCGCTTTGTGCCCAGCTTGGATTATATTCAACTTCGTTTCCTTTGTATCCATATTTAATTACAATATCATTAGATTTCATACAATATAACCGCTGGCCTTCTACAATAAACTCATACTCACCATTAGGGGTATAGCCTACTAGATCTCCAGGGTTGATTTTAAGCTTGTTTAAGGACTCATTTCCGTATTTTAATATACCAATAAGTTCTCTCTCTTTATTTGCTTTAAAACAATCATTATTCTTTATTGGTTTTACAAAACATCTATCATTAAAAGCAATCCATTCTTTATCATTTTTATACAGATAGATTTGGTCGGCATTACAAAAATATTTATTATCTTTAAAATAAGACATACCATTTTTGCTTTTGCCTCTTATATCGTAAAACCTTCTAAACACATTATGGTGAATTACTACTAAATCTCCTTCTTTAATTTCTGTTTTGAATGCTAAAGGAGTTGCTATCACAACCGCTACATTATTAACAGATTTAAAACTTTCTATTTTCGTATTTAGCAATAATTCTTTATTATCTACCTTAATGCTGTTTTCATATCTTTCGCCTAATGGCTCAACTATAAAACTGAATATACTTCTCATTAATACTCTAAATCATATTCAACAGATATAGCCATGTTAGAGTTGAATTTCTTCCATGGCATTATCTCATCTCCTTTCTTTATGTGAATATTATAAGAATTGTCAAGCTCATTAAACAATATATGCGAGATCTCATGGCCTCCATATACCGTTTGTCCTATAGAGTAATGCATTGCATCATTCTTATAGTCTGAACCTATACTTATTTTTCTTACAACCGTATCCATTATATTACTCTTTTGATTCTTTTACTATTTCAGTATAAGATCCGTCTTCAAGGTTAATATTAATTGGACCGTATTCAGCTTCGATTTCTTTTTTGAACTCTTCAACAGATTTGTTTACGTCTGCTAATTGGTGTAAGTAACCGTGTTTCTGTGATTCCACAACACCAATATTAGTTAGCAATGCTTGCAAATCTTTTTGTCCTTTAACAATTTTTTCTAATTGTTCTGCTGTAATTTTTTTTGCTTTTGATTTCATTTGATTTTATTATTTAATAATTAATATTTTATTGACCTGGTCTTTTAAGCCAATTGTCAAACCCAGAGGAGTTGGACGATGTAACATAGTTTCTGATACCTTGCAAAATATTGTAATTTTTAGTTTCGCCCCAATTATACCCGTGTTCTTCCACTGGTCTTACGGTGCCCTTTTTTACTTTTTGTTCAATTGTTTGGTTTTTTATTTTTTCATTTGCAGCATCTGCTGCCTTATAGAACTCTTTATTTGGAGCTGGAAGGTTGTTCATTTTTTGATTGTATTCAAGAGCCCTAACTCTCCTATCAGCTGTTGTATCTAATGAATCGCTAACAAACCTTGAGTAAGCTTCTTTTATCAGAGGCGAACCTTTTGGCAAATTACCAACCAATTTTCCCCCTACGTGCAAATTAGTTGTGCTCATTCCTATAGGTTTACCTGATCCAAGCCCTGTTTGAAAAGTAGCAGTCACTGGCTTTGGAACATATTTCTTTAATTTTTCATCATAAATAACTCCTCCTATGGGGTCTTTTACAAACTTTTCTGATTTAGGATTATGTAGTTTTGCATTACTTTTTCTTTCGTCATAAGTCATCTTATCCGAATCCTTAGCAAATGCACCTGGATCTGGCATTGCTGAATAAAACGGGTCTATTGTATTGGCTGAACCATTGTTTAATTGCGCTGGTAATCCATCTCCTGTTTTGGGATTATTACCTCTTCCTGGTTTTTGAGTATATGCCATCTTATTTTTTCTTTTTTATAATTACTTTTTTGCAGCAGCCTTCTTAGCTGCTAATGCTTCAGCTTCTGCTTTTTTCTTAGCCACTATTCCGTCTTTTATAGCTTGTCTACGGGCAGCGGCAGCGTCTTTTAGTTTTTGTTTAGCCGCTTCTTCTCCCGTAATCTTTGTGTTCCTCTCGCTGAGCCACGCTTGTCTTCTTTTTTCTCCGCTCCCAGGAGAATGATCGCTATCACGACCGGCACTGTCTTTCCAATTAGAATGGAATGGACTTGTTATATCGCCGTATCTTGATGACACTTTATCTTCGATATCAGTCACATCCGCAATTTTGAACATATCAGTATCCCTTCTAGGCCG